ATATTATATTTTAAATCAAAACAAAATAAACATATCTAAACAGTTTCATTTATCGTATGAATATAATACTAGATATTTGCAATTTTCAATTAGGATATCTGTATTTTTTATCCCCAAAACAAAATATCATTATGGATGGATTGTTCTCAAAAATAATTTATTCCAATGAAGTGTTTTCTTTAAATTGTATTTATTTATATTTACCTTTCGAAATACAAGGAATCGAAAGACAAGGCAGTAAAAACGTGGCCAAACTTTTAGTTGATTCTTCTAATAATAATCTGCTGATTCAAGAACTTACAAAAATCGAAACGCGTATCATTGAATATTTTAAACAAACGAATTCGAATAAATCGAACAAAATTGCGATTGTTTCTATACAAAAACAGTTATCCGGGGGAGTGATAAAATTATACAAAGATTATAGTACCAATCGCGAAGAACCAGTTGTTCCCAAATTCTTATTGAAAATTTCGGGTGTTTGGGAAACAAACACGGAGATTGGACTTACCTTTAAAATTATAGAAACACTCAATCACAAGGGTTTGTGAACGGTCCTTGTCTGATCCACACATTTGCGATATATTTTTCGCCCGATTCAAGGGGTAACCCTGCATGTAGAGCTTTCGGATGGCATCTGCGATTGTGTTTATCGAGTGGAAAAAATAAAATACTACCATGTTTGGGCGGTTTTACATCCCTTTCTAAATTTACAAATCGGGTTGAACCACCAGTAAAATCATCGTTTAAATAAATGAGCATAGTAAGAACCCTGTGCCCACCGGATTGTAAAAATTCAGCGCTTTCTTTGTTTTCGTCACCTGTGCTATCATGATGAGGATTATAAAATCCGTTAGGGCCATATTTTACAACTTGCAAGTGTTCTGCGTTTTCAAAAGAGTGTCCATGTATTTCACATACTCTTAAAATGACGGTTTTTACTACCGGATCATTTTTATCTAACCAGGCGGTTTTGCTTTTTCTCGTTTGGACATCAACTCCGCCGCCAATGGTCTGACTTTCTTCGAATTTGGGTGTGGCGTTTTTTAAAATATAATTTGCTTCGTTTTGATCAATAAAATTGTTATATACGACAGGATAAATATATTCATCATTTGTATCCGAATAACCCAATTCGGCAAAAGAAGGGGGTTCAATATTTTGTTCTACGAAATAGGAAACAGAAAAAATAACAAGTAATAGTATCACAATATAAAATACCGAATATATATTCATTTATTTATAAATATATATTTTTTGTATTAAAAAAACATGGACATTCTTGCGCGACCGCGTTTGGGAGCAAAAACGTTTCCAAAAGGTCGGTTCCCGTTGGTCAAATTGTAATTCACCGACTCGTTTTGAACATCCTCGGTTCCCGTAAAAAATGTTTTCACGTTGACAAAATTGGTGGTTTCGTCGTATTCGTACTCCAGGTTTTGAATATCGGAAATTCCTTCTTTTGTCAAAGATAAAAATTTGTCGAATTCTTGTCTATTCACCAGACGTTCCAGACCGTCTTTTAATTGAAAAATGTTTTTGTCCATGAGTGGATAAAAATTGGTTCGGTCAATAAAAATCCTGTTATTAATTACTCTTTTCTGTAGTAAATTGTCTTCGTATCCCCATGCCCAAAAATTGGGAAATCCGTTTATGGATTCAAAATCGGCGGCGTTGATCGAGACGATTCCTCCAAGAGCGTATTTAAAACCATAAAAGTGTTTTACTAAACCGGAATTTGTGGTATAATCGAAAAAGTTTTTGGTATAAGGCATTGTATCTAAATCATTAAATACCAGTGTAATGTTTTTATAATTATCAGGGTAAGTATTTTTCAAATAAATAAATCCAATATTCTTCATTGCTCCTCTGTTGAATGACCGTTGGTCGCATTGATGAATGAATAAAAATTTGAAATCATCGGGATTCGTCTCCTCCATGACGAATGACATGTGCTTTTTGAAAAAAGCCAACTGTTGTTCTCTATCGCGATAAGGTATTATGAAAACAAATTTGGGGATTGGTTTCGTCGTGTCAAAATCAGGAATAGATACATTTTGTGTTTCGTCTATATTATTTTCAGAAGTAAGGGAATCGTCTGTTGTTACCACTTCTATGTCTTGGGTATTTAATTCCGTTTCGTTATGTACATGCTCAGCCTCTGCATTTTCATCTACATCTACTAACTCGGGTTCTTGTATTTCATCTTTGTAGTTGTGCTCAAGAATTTCGTCTATGTGTTTTTGATCAAGAGGATCATCTACTTGCTTCTCTTCAAAATCATCCTCAATGGATTTTACTTCGGATTCGGCTTCAGGCTCGACTTCAGGCTCGACTTCAGCCTCGACTTCAGGTTCGGCTTCAGGTTCGGCTTCAGGTTCGGCTTCAGGTTCGGCTTCATCTTCAGGTTCAGGTTCAGGCAAATTTGCGGTCACATCATTAATCATGGGTTCTTCATCAAGACTTGAATCTATAATTGTGGGCTCTTCAGTAATTTCCAGGGTTATATTTTCTGAATCCTCAGACATAAATTATATTATATGTGTTCATAAAATTTCAACGATTTTTTTCTAAATAGAATATTTTTCTAAAATAGATTTTGGTATTAATGTTTCTTTCAGACTATCTAGTTTTTTATAACATTTATTGATAGTCACTTCGCTCACTCCGCTTATATTTTTAATGTCGATTTTGTTAGTATTCAATGAGTAAATTTGAGAGACAAAATAAATCACACCCGCAGCAATTGCGTGTGGTATATTATCTGTAATAATGTTATTCTTTTCAATTTTGTTTGTAACGAATTTTGCTAACATAGTCATTTCTTTATTAAAATTCATGCGGCTACAATACCGATCAATAAATGAGCTAGGAAGAGTAACACACAAATCGGTTTTGTGTGCTGGATCCATGTTGCGTTGAATGTTATGTAATATATTTACTGCCATAGAACAGCCATTCGTTGCACTGGTTTTATCTAATTTGAATATTTCCGCAATTTCGTGTGCTGTTCTGGGACAACCATTAAGCCGACATGATATGTAAATAGAAGCGGCTTTGATACCATCGCGGTTCATACCACGAAACATTTTTTGTTCCGAAATATCTTTATGTAAGACCATTGCATCGTCAATAAATATCTTGGGTATTCCTGCGTTTAAGGCCATTGTGGTAATGAATTGGAATTCGTCATATAATGATTTTTCTTTATGAGGCATGGATTGCCATTCAGTCCACTTACGGATTTTTTTCATTTCATAAGAAGAATTGTTGTTGCATAATACTTTGCAACCGAATGAAGATTCAACAAGTAGTGGGTTTATAGGATTACCGCAACGAGTGGGGTCGTTGGCATTTTTATCTTCCGCGCCATAAAACCTCCACTCTGGTGAATAATCCAAAACGTCTTTGTAAATAATAGAACATGCTTTGTTAGAGCATGTCGGAAATCCGTCCTCCATAATAATAAGAAACGAATCACATACACTACATAAATCCTTCTCGGAATTGTAGGGCATTATGGGTGGAGACGAATAAAGACACTCTATTTTTTCACTACCAAACGTTATGACGGGTTTTTTGTCTGCATCGAAAATTTCCCATAATTTGGATTTATTTGCACCAGTCATAATTTTTTTCTTTTTTTGGGTTCGGTTGCTGGGTTTTTGTTCTGCTAAATGAATTACTTCTTGCTCGTTCATAGGATTTATATTTTCGCCGTAGTTTATTTTTTTCACTTTTACGCGTATTTTTATCAATCTTTTTTCATGACTTGTCATAATTATGTGACATAATGACGTTGGTTCAAACCGAATCAATTTTTCATCATTTACTATAGGAGAGGTTCTCTACTATTAAGAGAAATTTACCTTCTTCTCTAATTTTTCAAACATTTCTTGGTTATAAATCAAATTTCCGGTAGGTTTGTAATTATGAATCGGCGTATATTGTTTTTGATTCGCGTTTTTAGGATTTCCGGGTTTTCCGTTGATCGTCTTATTATCTAAGGATTCTTCGGTTTCTTCTCCTTTTTTAGATATAATATTGCCTCGTTCGTCAATAACCATTCCCGTTTTTTTCTCAACTTCGCTTCTTACATAAGACGGCACCCAGTGTAACCATGAAATGAAGAGATTACTGGGATAAACATATCTCACGTGAAATCCGTTGTCCTCTAATTTCGCAACTAAATAACCAATACAGTCGCCCTTTTCATAACATGGTTCTCCGAATATATATTCCGGAACCACAAACCAAATATGTTTTTCGCTTACTTTTATTTTTGCAGTATGAGTAATTCTTTTATGGATTCGGTTTAAAATTTTGTTAAAAATAGAAAGCTGTTTTAAATCATTTTTCTGCTTTTTTTCATAAAGTTCGTCAATATTTATTTTACGATTGGTTTCTTCCTCATCGGAAAAAAGAATACAAGACATAGTTTATATATATATCGTAAATTTAATTCGTACAGAAATAACATAAATGGTCATTTATATTAAAATATATAATTTAAATGACGGAAAATGATACAAAAAAAATAAAATATCTCGTATTATCTGGCGGAGCAGTGGTGGGATTCTCTTTTTATGGTATATTGAGGGAAAGTAACAAAAACGGAGATTGGAATATAAAGGATATAAAATCTATTTACGGAACGTCAACCGGTGCGATATTTGGATTAATTATTGCGTTAAATTTTGATTGGGACGTAATAGATGATTATGTTATTAAACGGCCCTGGCAAAACGTATTTCAATTTAATATCCAAAATATATTTACTTTTTTTGATAAACGAGGAATATTTGATGTAAAAATCATCGAAGAAATATTTACTCCCCTTTTTTTAGCAAAAGATATACCCATCAATGTCACAATGAAAGAATTTTTTGAATTGACTGGAATAGACATGCGTTTTTTTTCGGTAAATATCAATAATTTTTCCGTTATTGAATTTTCCCATGAAAATTACCCAGATTGGCGTATTGTTGATGCGGTCTATTGTTCTTGTTGTTTGCCCGTTTTATTCAGACCCCTTTTAAATAAAGATATCTGTTATACCGATGGGGGTATGCTTTGCAATTATCCAGTTAATTATTGTATTGAAAGAGGTGCCGACCCAGAAGAAATTTTTGGTATTTGCCGAAAACCCGTAATGTCCCTCAATTATAATGTAAATGAAGAATCTACCTTGTTTGATTATATTATAAATATTTTTTATAAGACAATCGAAAAAGTACTGAATCCACCCAAAATTATTAAAATCGGACACGAGTTATTTGTAAATTGTCCTCCACTTGCCATAAATGACATATTTAATACTAGTTCAAGTGCGGAAGAAAGAATTCGTTTGATACAGATTGGCGTAGATGCTTACGAAGAAAAAAGAAACGGCTAATAATTATTGATTTGTCATCATTTGTACAAATTGTTCTAGGGTATTGTATGATATTTTTGCGTCAAACTCAATTATTTTATTATCTTTCTTCATTTTAACAGTAGGATAACCACTAATACCAAATTCGTTTATTGCTTCATCTATTTCGGGGGTTTCTTTTGAGCAATTCATATCTATACATTTTACGACATAACCGTTTACTGTTTTATTATCATACTGGTTTTTAAATTTTATCCAGTCGGGAAGAGCATTCTTACAATGGGGGCACCAATCTGCGTAAAAAAAATAAATATTTGCATCCTTTTCTCTCATTTCAGCATTTGCTACGTCATTGAAATCATTGTTTTCTCCTTGGTAACTGGCAGCATAATATTTATCATATGCATATTTTGAAAGAAAACCAAAAAGAATAAACATTACAGTGATCAAAACGTACCAATAATACGGGGATAAGTAGTTTTTTACAACATCATAAAAAGTTGCCATGATATAATGTAAAAAGATATATTATTCGACCAATTTAACCCCGCTGTAATGAAATAATATTCTTCCTCCTAAATAAACATAAAAATTGTTTGTCATGGTAATATAATGAACGCTGCTCAATTTTATTATATTACCATCGCCACGCAACCTCATGTAATATTAGATCGAATTCAATGTAAGATAGCAGAGCAAAACGAAAAAATAATCGTGTTAGGAAAAGAGGAAAATCGAGCAATCGGATGGAATTCTACCGGAAATTTTGGAGTCAAATTAAAGGAGGTCCGTGATTTTTTGTCACGTGATTACGTAAACGACGAAGATATAGTTTTATTTACTGATGCATATGACGTCCTTTATTATGGTAGCTTTCCAGAAATTTTAAAAAGGTTTGGCGAATTTCATAAACCAATTGTATTTGGTTGCGAAACCACTTGTAATCCGATTCCCTCTTTAGCTGCTGTTTACGAAGAGAAAGAGTGCGAATTCCCCTTTTTAAATAGCGGGATGTTTATTGGACGAGTTTGGGCTCTGCGTAAATGTATCTCTGATTATAAATATAACGACAAAGATGACGACCAGGCATTTTGGACTTTGCAATTTTTAAAAGAAAACCGTGATTTGATTGAACTTGATTATAATAATCGTCTGTTTTTAAACACTTATGGTATTGATCTTACACTAATTACAAGGTACGATAGAAATATGTGTAGCTATAAAAATAAAAACCCGCTTTTTGTTCACGTAAATGGTCCAGTAAAAAGTGATCTTGATTATTTTTTGTAGTCGCAAAAGCTACAGTAGTCTAAGCCTTTATAGTTATGCGGAAAATTGATTTAGTTGTTTCGTGTGTTATAATGTAAACCAGCACAAAAAATGTCGAATGTTGTCATAGACGATATTAACGATATTCAAGATGCGTATAATTCAACTAAGGAATATAATAAACCACACAAAACCGCTATTGAAACGACCATAACAAATCAATTAAACAAGTTATTCGAGTTTAATTTAGTGGATAAACTAACACAATATAGATATTTCAGAGATGATAACAAAGAAATTGCAAATTTATTGAAGAAAAATCAAATATCGCAACAAATTCTCACTGTTGTAGAAAATCATTTGTCTTCTTTGGTCAATGACGTGAAAACTCGTTTGTTGTTGGATAGAAGTAAGATTGAAGGGATTGTTTTGAAGAAATCTTATGACAAAAAAAGAAACGAGAAACTGGACAAAACAGAGCAGAAATTAGAGTGTAGTGTTTTGAAACGACTAAACAAAATGCCAGAGGATGTTGTTCGACTGATAGGAGAATTTGCTTTTACTCCTAAAATAAGATGCATTTTGTATCGTCATCTTCTTCCGACATTGACTCTCCGTTTGAATAAGATAAAAATCACCAAATTAAAGAGAATATCTAAAGGAATATGCGAATTTTTAGAGAAGATCAATCGTAAAATTAGCAATAATCGATCGATTGTGAAAAGTTTTCCAAGTGATACGGATATTGCTGTTAAATTGAATAAAGTTATTTCTTGCAAATTGATTATACGTGAAAGTCTAACAAAATCTAAAAAAATAGAGGAGATAGAAACGTTTGTTAATTCCGCAGAAATTATAGTTCAGTGCGTAGAAAGATTGGGATATCCTATTACAACACGGAATTTGTACACCAACTTATTAAATATGTTTTGCTTTGTTGATACCGCAACAAATGTTAAATTCAACAAAAGAACCCGCGCAGTTTACTAAATTATTCATCACCAATAATTTAGTGAATGTTTTTTTATGTAGATATTATAACCATGAATAAAACCAAGAAAAACCGTAAATCTACTTCTGTTTATAAAAAGACTGATTATAATAGCAATGATGGGATGTTAACATCGGTATGGGGACCGAGTATGTGGCATTATCTGCATACCATGAGTTTCAATTACCCTATTCATCCTACATGTGCTGAAAAGGAACATTATCGCGACTTTGTTCTTAATTTGCGATTTGTTTTGCCTTGTGGTAAATGCCGTACAAATTTGTGTAAGAATTTTAAAAGGTTACCGTTAACTATGGCGGCGATGAAAAACCGAGAAACCTTTTCCAAATATGTGTTCCGACTTCATGAATTAATAAACAAAATGTTGGGGAAAAAATCGGGTCTTACCTACAACGAAGTTCGCGAACGATATGAACACTTTCGCGCAAGATGTGCCGAACCTATCCAAAAGATTGGGAATGATTTAAGAAAAACAAAAAAAAAGAGAACTATTGAAAAC